AGCAGGATCTGTCCCGCTTTGCAAATTCTTATCCCCATAGTACAGAAAGTAGCACATCTTTTCGTGATAAGGATGCCATGCACAATTATCGACCTGCATTATCCATCTCACAGTGTCCATATCCTTATTCCAATCTTGCTTGAAACGCTCATATCCCGTCATACCCGATAGGGTACGATAGGGAGAGTGGACACCTACACTCACACCCTCGACTGTGTAGTCGAGAGAGTGCCAACGCTGCAAGTAATGCAACGAGCGTCTAGAGACGAATTGCTTATCAGGGTTACACTCAAGCCCAAGCTCATTCATGGATTCGGCAATGGTGCCAGAGTCCAGATCACTGGAAAACAGGTACACAGAGTCATCTCCTAACACCATGAACCTATCAATACTCACACCATTTCGGTAAGCACAGTAGTACCCTGCTATCAGATTAGCCAGTGTATCACGAAGATTCGTTAACACACTACCACTAGGCATACCGCCGTTTCTACCCTCCCAAATGTCATAAGGAACAACAATGGGAATCGTGGCACTTATTTCACCCAGAAGGGTAATCCGGTCGTGAACCCCATCCACAAACCAATATTTTAAGACCTCGTCCACAAGGTCCAAGATCTGTCTAGATAAACTAGAATCAAATCCTGAGTAGTCCATCGATACTATCAGGCGTCCTCCGGCAGCCGCGAGCAGACCAGTCGCCTCTGCATCTACAAACGGACCGCCTAGCCAAGCGGAGAACCCGGGACGGTGTTTCAAAGCACTCAAAGTAGGATAGAGGATCGTTGCACCCAATATCGTCTCTGCGTGATCAAATCCCCACACATCCCGTTGTTTAGGAATCTCATGCATTCCTTTCGGTTGCCCACGCCAGAACCAGACACATGGATAGATATCTAAAACGGAACGTACAACTTGAGCCCTCTCGAAGTAGAGGGAAGCGTACTCTCTATCTCGAGTTAACCACGGTAGCCCGAGAGAGGTATCTTTAGGCATCAGTGAAAATGCCTGCATGAACCCATTCGGTCGCAATGACTTGCCGGGAAGTAAAGCTCTAACGGAAGAGAAAGCGTTATAAAGCGCCGTCTCATCCGGATTCCAAGACTGTTTCCAATACTTTGCTAGAGAAGAGAATCTCTCTTCAGCCGGCAACATTATGGAATAAGGCCCAATCTTAGAAATTTCGTGCTCATCGATCTCGGTTAATTCTTCGAATTCTGTATAACCGACTAATTCCTCAAGACGTTTGAGGATTTCCTCACGCGTTTCGCTCTTATAGAGCGGTGTGCGGAGGTCTTCTTTAAAGCCGGTATTAATACGGTCAAGAATAGAAACAAGCCTTCGAGCACCCGTAACAGGCAAGGTAGCCAGGAAGCGCTGGTATCTATCTTCATTTTGCATGTCTCTCCTTTCCCACTTGCATCGACTGAGTCGGTGAACCAGGGGCGCTAACTTTCCTATCCCTGGAAAGTGAAGGAGCACCGCTGGCGCGTGCAAGCTCTCTATTTTTCGAATTACGCTTTCTTTTCTTTGATTTAGCATTACCACGCGATCCCGCAAAAGCTGCACCACCACCAAAAGCCCACCTAAGATCGGAGAC